CTCTCCATCCCCTGTATGACCACTTCACTTGTAACTTCTGTTTTTGGATTCTTAACCTCTACCACATGAGTTAGTCTAGGCATGGTGCTAAAAAATATTCCCATTTTATCAAAAACTTCTGTAGGTAGACTATTAATAAACTCATCCAACTCTGTATTTGTAACATCAACCATGCTGTGAATTTCATCTTCTTCATGAACTTCATGAATACAAACTCTTATTAATTTTACTATATTATCTGTTGTTTGACTTATGTTTTTAATGTCATTAACTGTTGGGTATCTCATGATAATTTTAATACTGTCATTCACTCCCACCACATTGCTATGGTCATCTTGAATTTGAACATCAATTTCATCCAAGTTTACTTTAACAGGAACTCTGGTTTCATTATCATCAGGGCACAGAATACTAAGTTCAGCAGTCTCACCAACAGATTTACAACGAATTTTTAGAAATAAATATTCAAAATCAAATAGTGGCATAGTTTTAATGTCAACACTATTAAAAGTACACCCATCAACAATCTCTGATAACATATTATAGGTATCTTCTTGACTATCAGCCTCTTGTGCCATCATCAAGATTTTTTGTTCTTTGACTAGAAAGGGTCTGTATTTAACAACTTGTTGGTTAGATGGTAGTTCTAGTTGATAGCTTGGTGTATCAATTTTTGGTAACGCCATAATTTTATATCCTTCATAATAATTTTCAAAACAGTTTTCTTAAAACTGATGGTACATTTGCTGTAATAGCTCTTTCGACGGTATTTGTAGCCGTGTCAACTAATTTCTCTCCAAGACTCTGACCTCCTCCATCTAACATCAGGTTTTTCCATTCTCTGAATGACCATGCTACATTGGTCTTTGTAATTTCTGTATTTGGACCATATGCAAGACTTAAACCAGTAATAATTTTTGGAAAACACTCTATTAATTGCAGACCAAAAGTTTTTCTGTTATTCATGTCCAACAAATGAATGTTCAAAGTTCCAACATATTCATTATAATATGCTACATCATATGTATCATTGCTAAATGCTAATTCTTGCCATTTTTCAAGCATCATTCTTTCATCTAACCCATTGGGTGATTGAATAGTCATTGTCACCTCATCAGCATATAGTGGACCTGTAACCAGTTCTCTTGTTGGGCCGTATAATTGGTCAGCTGATTTGGGTTGAGTATTTACACTTCTACCAGGCATCAGGACAGCCTCTGCTGCCAGTGAAATGCTTCTAAAGTCATGGGTAGCAAGTTTACCGGGTGGTGGTAGAATTTGAACCTCATATTGGTTTGGTCTACCATATGCATTTTCTTCATGAAACAATGATAATATATCATTCAATGCACCAAATGCGAGAGCGTCTGTAAAAGAACCGATTGCTGTTACCATTTTCTTATCCTAATATCTTTTTGCCGTGTCTAGGTATGCAGCTTGGGCAGACCCTTTCTGGAATCTTTGTACTGGTAATAGTGCTGCAACGATTAATTCTTCTGATGTGATGGCACGAAAATCAGATTTAACATATCCAGTTAGATAATGTTTTACAATTGCTTTTGCCATTGGTATTCTTTTTAGTTGTGAATAATCAGTAATTAATCTTGGACCCTTCCCTGACTGCGCTGCAACATTTAAACTACCTCCTCCGTCTACAATTTTATCTAGAAGTCTTATTCTCATTTGGATTGGTAGATAGTGAAAATTTAGTCCCATGAAACCACCAGCAGCTGGTCCAATGGGAAGAACTAATGGAAAAGTGTCATAGTATGGTAGTGTGTCTTTATGCTTTGGGGAATATATAAACATATTGAGAGTCCCAAAGTTCACACCTTTTGTTCTTCTACCATCTCGTAACAACTGTTGTGGACCCGGCTTCCCAAAATCTTGTATCTTTTCCCGAAACCAGTTAACAGACTTTACTCCACTAGTTCCCGATTCTGCTCTTGCAGCGTCTAATACGCTTTGAATAAATTTACTCTGTGCCATTTAATTATTTATAACGAATACCTAAATCGTCCTCTGTCAGTATTTTAAATTCCATACCATTGTTGTTACACCATTCTGTGGCATACTTCCACTTGGCACTATTCACACCCCAAGCCTTTATCTCATTGAGATAACTTTTTGTTTTTCTTTGTGGTTCTTTTGGGGGTTTTGTTTGTTTCTTGGGTTTGACTTCAATGACAAGTTTTTTGATGGTGCCATCGTGTTGTTTTATTTTACAATAGAAGTCTGGAAAATAACGATGTATTCTACCATCCCAAGGAGACTTGTATGGAACAACTATTTCTTCACTACCCCACTCAATCACAGATACAGTTCTGTCACAGTAAACCATAAACTTACGCTCCCATAGAGAACGATAGATTACGTTGTGAACATTTCCTCTATATTTTGAGGGGTTGTCCGGTTTATATTGTCCTTTGTATGCCATGATGATGTATAAATAGTTATGATTATAAGGATTATTTAGACATGGCTGTACCCTCATTTATTGCATTAAGAAACAAAGCTCAATCTGGTCTCGCTGGTCTTGTTACGGGAACAGCTAAATCAGCACTAGGACTGAACAGGTCAGCAGGACTGAGATTTCCAGATGCTGGAAGTAGCAAACCCAGTGGGGATACAAATAAATTATTCCAATATCCATTAGACCTTGGGTCTACAGGCAACAATCATTTCATTTCATTTTTTGTGAGAGAAAGAAAGGCTGCAAAGGTTACTCAAAGCAACAAAAAAGATGCTGCCGAGGTAGCGAAAAGTTTAGATGCTGGGGCTGACAATTTTGATGCGATTCAACTACCCGAAGACGAATCTCGCCAGCTGGCTGCCAAGATTCAATCTAATGCTAAAAGGGCGCAAGGGAGAAAACATGACGGCAAATCCCTAACTCAAAAACTTGCACCCACAGTTAGAACAAAAAACTCAGTTGCTATGTATTTCCCACCTACAGTTACTCAATCATATAATGTAAAATATGGTGAAACAGAGATGGGTGTTGGAACAGTTACGGGTGCAGACATTATCGCAGGATTTACTGGATTTGATGCTAATAACATGAAAAAAGCTATGGGAGCGGCACTGGACGGCCTTCGCACTGCCGTTACAGGATTGGCTCTGGGTGCAATAGAACAAGTGCCGGGATTTGCTGGCGCTGGTGCTGCGATTGGTATTGCAAGAGGAAAGGTCATCGTTCCAAAAATGGAAGTTACCTTTGAGGGTGTTGGTAAACGAAATTTCTCTTACACTTTTATGTTTACTCCCTCTTCTCAAAAAGAAGCAGATGAAATACAGAATATCATTCAACTTTTTAGAGAAAATGCAGCACCAGATTATTCAGATGGTTTGGGAATTGAAATGACTATTCCCAATACTTTTGATATCGCATATTATTCCGGCGCAACAGAAAATAAATATTTGCATAGAATAGGAGAATGTTATTGTGAAAATGTAAATGTTACATATGGTGGAGATAAAATGTCATTTCATACACCAAATACAAAAGGTGCAGCGCCTACTAGAATTACTATGCAGTTAGACTTTAAAGAAATGCAGACTATTACTAAATCACTAATCCAAGAAGGTTTCTAAATGTATTTTGCAAATTTCCCTAGTATTGTATATGATGCCACTGGTAATTTTGATTTCAAGGTTGTAACTAATCTTCTTAGAAGAGTTGCCTTGAGACAAAAGGTCAGAGACAATACTTTAATTTTTGATACCTATGATGTAAAAAATGGTGAGACTCCAGAAATTCTTGCTGATAAATTGTATGGTGAATCAGAATTGCACTGGATTATTCTTTTGCTCAATAACATAACAGATAGATATCATCAGTGGCCGAAATCATATACACAATGGTTATCTTTTTTAGAAGATAAATATCCTACAGTTTCTGGTGCATCAACTCAACTCATAGACCAAGTTCATCATTTTGAGATTGCACAGACATCTGGAAACACTACCACAACAATTAATATTGGAACTACAGATACCACACCTGACTTTAGTGCTACATCTGTGACTAATTATGAATATGAGGAAAAAATACAAGATGACTTGGGACGAATTAGATTATTGGACCCATCTTACATACCAGTGTTTATTGAAGAGTTTGAAAAACTAATGGAAGAAAGTATTATTTAATGGCAAAGGCAAGTTCAGAGACAATATCAGAGGCAGGCGATTTTAAAGTAGATGCGGTAAGTATCACAACCTCTACTGGTTTGGTTGTGGATTTGCTAGGCTCTGTCATGCATATTACTTTCTTTGAATCTATTGAAAATGCTGCTGTCACTGGAAATATTCTGCTTGCTGATCATGTCAATCTCGTTGCCATTGGCCCCATCATAGGGCAAGAATTTATAAAACTGAAATTAAGAACTCCCGGCATGTCAGGAGAAAATGGTGTCATAGATTTTAGTGAAAATGTACTTGTTGTAACCTCTATGAAGACTAGGGACAATATTGGTAATGGTCAGCAAGCAGTACTATTAGAATTTGCAAGTGCAGAAATGTTAAAGAATGAGAGAACAAAGTTGAACAGTTCTTATGAGGGAACATGTTCAGAATTATTTAGAAAAATCATGAGGTTTGATTTGGATTGCACAAAAGAATTGTTTGTGGAACCAAGTGAAGGTATAAAAAAGATTGTGTTTCCAAATGTGAGACCAATTCATGCAATTCATATGTTAAAGAGACAAGCTATTGCTAGAGATGGTCTGAACTCCCCCTATATGTTTTATGAGGACTTGAAGGGGTTTCATTTCAGAAGTCTTGCTAGTATGTACGCAAATCCACCTGTAATGAAATATACAACTTCAATAGCGGGTTCAAAACCAGCTAATGTGTTTGAAAATTTGAGAACTGTTATAAGTCACCAAATTATTGGAAACGGCAATACTTTGCTGAGTCAACGACTTGGTGCATATGGTTCAAATCTTACAATATATGATACGTTTGCTAAAAAACAAACTCGTCAACAATTCAACTATCTAGACTCATTCTCAAAAATTAGTCATGCAAACTCTCTATCAGGAGGAAAACCCGGAAAGAGTTTCCCTCTCGTAAATTCATCTCCTATTGAACGAGCATCAAATCCTCGATTTGATGTCCCGTCTGGTCGCATTAGTGATTTCCCTGCTAAATCGTTTCTAGTTCCAACAGCAAGATTTCATGATGCAGATGGAGTTGATCAAGGCACAATCAACTACCATCACACTGCAAATGGAAATTATCCATATGTTGGTGGAGACACAAAAAAATGGTTACAGTTGAGAGAATCAATGCTTACACATCTGGAACTTGGAATTACTGCAAATCTAGAGGTTCATGGAAACACATTAGTAAATGCCGGTGACATGATAGAATTTAATCTGCCTTCCCAGACTGCCGCAAAAACAGAAAAAAATGAAAAATATGATTTCTTTTTCAATGGTCAATTTTTAATCAAAAAAATCAGACATGATTTTGATTTTGGTCAAATGCGACATGAAATGGTATTATCAGTGGTGAGAGATGATCTTGCCGTTGATTTGGAATCAGTAGCAGAAAGCCATGAATATGAGAATAAACCCATACCCCCAACGCTTGACACAGAAGACTTTTATTCACATCTTAACGATTAAACAGAAGGAGGACTATTAATTTTATTGCCATGACAACACATCATAAAAACAAGGAGGATAAGATGTTATCCAGAAAAAAACGTATTAAGCAAATGAACTTCCAAATTCAAGAAAGGAGAGTCGCAGAACTTGCTCCACTTTCAGATGATGATAAATACATTATAGAGATGGCAGGATACCAAAAATTAATAGGACGACAACATGAAAACATTTCACGAACTCCAAGAAGGTCTTCAAGACCCCAACATATTTAAATGTTTCTTCCTTGCTGGTGGACCGGGCAGCGGTAAATCATACGTTGTCCGGTACTCCATAGGAGGAACTGGTCTAAGAGTAGTCAATTCTGATGCAGCATTTGAGACTATGATGGACAAGGCTGGACTCACCCTACAGATGAATACAGAACGGGGTGAGCGTGAGACAGAACGGAGAGATGTTGTTCGTGGCCGTGCAAAGGTGACCACCGATAAGATG